ACAGATTTTCAAAATGATGAAAATGAAAACGAATATCTTAAAAGTATGTACCCTAAACAGAAATCTTATATACCTAGATTTTCTTTATTAATACATTGTATTGATTCATTCTTTGACGATAGTATAAATATTTTAGAAGTTTCAAAAGATTCAATATTAAAAGCTGAAAAATTAAGCAAGTATTTTATTAGTGTAGCTAAAAAAGTTAAGTATGAAAGTAATGAGTTTAACGAATTAAAAACAACATCTAAAAAAGCTGAATCAACATTTGATAAAATTAAATTGATTTACCAAAATGATAAAGATTTTAACAAGTCTAAAGTTGCTGAATTATTAGGAGTTTCACGAATTACTATTATAAGAACTATTAAAAAAATTGAAGAAAATGAAGCTTAGGGAATATCAAATAGATTTATCAGAAAAAGGAGTTAAAATTTTAAGAGAAAAAAACATTATTTATTACGCTTTAGCCGTTCGTGTTGGAAAAACACTTATAAGTTTACATACTGCTAAATTATACAATGCTAAAAAAGTATTGTTTTTAACCAAGAAAAAAGCAATATCAAGTATTATTGATGATTATAATAATTTTGGATATAATGAATATTTTCAACTTGAAGTTATAAATGATGAATCAATGAGTAAAGTATTAGGTAAATTTGATTTAGTTATTCATGACGAACACCATAGATTTGGAGCATTTCCAAAACCTGGTAAATACACTAAAGAATTTGCACAAAGATTTTACATGTTGCCTATGATATTTTTGTCAGGAACTCCGACACCCGAGTCATTTTCACAAATTTACCACCAATTTTGGGTATCTAATTATTCTCCATTTGGTGAACAAACTTTTTATAATTGGGCCTCAAATTATGTTAATGTAAAACAAAAACAAGTTTCTTATGGTTTATTTAATGATTATTCAGATGCAAATGTTGAATTGATTAACAATAAAATCAAAGATTATCTAGTTACATTTACACAAAAACAAGCTGGATTTGAAACGGAGGTTAAAGAAAATATTATGTATTGTGATATGAAACCTATAACATACCAATTAATTGAAAAACTTTCTAAAGATTTGGTTATTGAAGGAGAAAACGAAACTATTTTAGGAGATACGGCAGTTAAATTAATGAGTAAATTTCATCAAATGTACTCAGGAACTATAAAATTTGAAAGTGGTAACACAATGATTTTAGATGATAGCAAAGCAAAGTTTATCAAAGAAAGATTTAACGGTCTTAAAATAGCTATATTCTACAAATTCAAAGCTGAATTAGAACTATTAAAAGAAATATTTAAAGATGAATTAACAATTGATCTAGATGAGTTTAATAATACAAATAAATCTATAGCTTATCAAATAGTTTCAGGACGTGAGGGGGTTAATTTAAGTAAAGCAAAATATTTAGTTTATTTTAATATTGACTTTTCTGCTACTTCTTATTTTCAATCGAGAGATAGGTTAACAACTAAAGACCGATTAAGTAATGAGATATTTTGGATATTTGCAAAAGGTGGAATTGAACAAAATATTTATAAAACAGTAAAGAATAAAAAGAAATATACAAGCAATTATTTTAAAAAAGACTATGCTAGAATCAGTTATTCAAAGTAAGATAGTAAATGAAGCTAAAAAGAACGGTTATATAGTTCTTAAAGTTGTAAAATGTAATATGAATGGCTATCCAGATTTAACACTATTTAAAGACAATAAAACAATATTTATTGAAGTTAAAAATGAGAAAGGAATACAAAGCGAATTACAAAAATATGTACAAAAGCAATTAGAAAAAGAAGGTTTTAAATATTTTTTAGTAAGATCATTAGATGAATTCAAAAAAATAGTTAAATTAGCCGAATAAAACAAAATAGATTATGAAAAATAAAGATGTAACAATTGAAATGAGGGTTAATATTGTAGATACAAAAGCACAATATAAAGATCATAAAGAAAGAATTGAAAGTAGCGAAAATAGTATATTAGAATTATCAAATTATACTTTTATTCCAAATACAGATATTCAAATAATAGCACATTCACACGATGAAAGTCAAAATAAATTATTAATTAGCTTAACAAAGCAAGAAACAAGAACATTAATTAACATTTTAAAATCATATTTATGAAAAATATTAAAGAGAAAGTACTAGAATGGGCGGAAAATAGAAACCTATTACACAATGAGAATGCTTTAAAACAATATAGTAAGTTACAGGAGGAAAGTAACGAGTTGTTATTATCAATTTTAGATAAGGATCCTTACGCTCAGATTGATGCGATTGGAGATTGTGCAGTAGTTTTAATAATTTTAGCTAATCAATTAGGACACGATTTTGATAAGTGTTTAGAAAGTGCTTATGATGAGATTAAGAATAGAACGGGACGTACAGAAAATGGTAATTTTATAAAAGATATATGAATATAATTGCAGAAAGTAAGACAACGGATTTAATCGTTCAGGTAAATTATAAAGACGATCATATTATTAGAGGTCAAGTGCTTGTTGGGGATAAATATAATGAAATTGGTAAAGTTGATTATTGGTCAACAAATACTTTTAATATATCTGAAAATCATAATACGGATATACCTAAACATTATAACAACGATAACGGAACTTTATATAAAATAGCAAAGGAGCGAGGCTGGAATGCTTATTTATTCGATATCGTAAAAAGATTAGAGCGTTCAGAAAAGAAAGGAGAATTTGAAAGTGATTTAAACAAATCAAAAGTTGTAATTGACTTATGGTTAAAAGAAAGTAAGTTATGTTAATACAGCCAATTTTAGATTTACCAAATAGAAGAAATATAATTACTAAGCACGGTACTTTGTCAGACCTTCACAAAGTTGCTATTGAATGGTACAAGAGCGAAAAGGATAGTATTTTTATGCGTGAATTTGTCATTTATATTGTAGCAAATTATAGTACATTTAAAACAAAAAAATGACAAAATATATACCGTACATAGTAATACTAATATTAACATATTTAGTAGTCGGATTTATAAAAATGCAATTTAATCCTGCATATTGGCGACAAGACGTAAGAATACAAGCATTAGGTTTAACTTTTTGTGCAATGATAATATATACTATAGCAAAATTTATGATAAATGATTTAAAAAAATGACAAAAGAAGTTTTTCAATGGATTGAGATTATTGTCTTTGAAAATATAAGATGTGAGAAATATTATTATCTTTATGAGAGATTATGCAACAATTAGAAAAACTAGAACAGTATTGCAAGCTTAGGAATATCAAAGCTACATTTGTAGATGGTATTTTAATTGATCCTTTGCCAGTGGTAAAGTCGAATTATAGGGTGAGAAAAGAACCTTATTTTATTGATTTGGCAGTTAAAAGATACGGTTGCGAAACCGTAGTTGATGCAATGTTTAATAAGCAAATGACATTAATATTGTAATTATGCACCCTTCAAGAATATTTAAAAGTTCTGATGACTTGAAAAAAGCATGGAACGAATATAAAGAATACAAAAAAGAAGATGCTAAAAATTGGCCTAAAGTTCAGTACGTTGGAAAAGATGGTGAACGTATGGAAGACTATCCAGTTTTACCGTTAACAAAGAGTGGTTTTGAATTATGGTGCGAAGATAATTATGGAGATGTTTCTAATTACTTCGAGAATAGTGGAGAGTATTACAATGACTTCAAGGGTATCTGTTCACGTATAGTGTTAGAATGTCGTGAACAACAAATAACGGGTGGAATGTTAGGAATGTTTAATACATCCATTACACAGCGTTTAAATGGCCTTAAAGATGAACAAACTATTGAGGTTAAAAACGAGCCGAGAGTATTCATAAGAAAGTAGATTTATGGGTTTTGAAATGACAACAACCGTTGAAAAGATGTTATCCATGACAGCTCGTAAAAAAGTTGTTCAGGGTGCAACTTCAAGTGGAAAAACCTATGGAATTATACCAATACTTTATGATAGGTGTTTAGAATTTGAAAGAATTAAGGTTACAATAGTTGCTGAAACTTTGCCAGCAGTAAAAGAAGGTGCAATAGACATTTTTAAATCATTTATGTACGATTCATTTAGATGGGTACATTCTCTTTTATTTATTTTATC